GTAACCCGCCAAGTGGTCCAGAAGTGCCGAGCGTTCCACCGCCGCTCGTGACTGCCCCCATAAGGCCACCGCCGCCGCCGCCGCCGCCGAAGATTCCACTGATTAATCCGCCAATACCGCCACCGCCTTTACCGCCACCACCGCCACCGCCGAAGAGGTTGCTCATCATCATGTTCATCGCCATGTCTGCCATTTTTGCCAGCATGGATTCTGCGAAGGACTTGAAGGCGTCCCCAGCCGATTTGGATCCAGTGATTAGATCTTTAAAGAATTGCCCGAAGCCCGTCTTCGCTGTATCGGCGAGGATGCCCTTCAACCCTTTGGTCTGCTCGGTGATGCCTTTAATGTTCATCTCATTCGTCACCGCCGCCTGCTGCTGAAGCCCTAGAACTTCCTGCTCCGTCACCACTTGCCCCTGCTTGCGGAGTTCGTAGACTTGCTTGTCAATGTTGAGAAGTTCCTGGCGGTACCGGAGCGCTTCTTGTGATAGCCGCACCTCGCGTTCCAAGACGGTTGCGCCTTCGGTATTACCCATGGCCTTCATCTGAGTCGCGGTGGCAGACTTGGCATCATTGGCCCCTTTGGAGAAGAGATTTTCCTTCGACATCACCGAATCCTTCTGCTTGAAGTCAAGCTCAGTTTTGGCGTTAGTCTCATCCTCCAGAGACATCTTCAGCTTAATTTCGCCCGTCTGTTTAAGCCGTGCGATCGTCCCTTCCACAGTGTCCAGTTCAGTTTGCACCCGCTTATAGTCTGTGGAGTCGATGGCGACGCCTGAGTCCTTCATCTCTTTGAGAGACATCGCCAGACGCTCTTGCTTGGTTGCCTGCTCCGTCAGTGCTTTGTTTTGGGCATAGGTTAGGTCCAGTCGTCTGATTTCATAATCGAGAGCAAGCGCCTGAATTGGATTGGTGCGGGATGCGATCTTTTGCTGCTCTTCAAGGGTTGTGCGTTGCACTTGATGGGATTGCTCGGCAGCAGTGGCAAGCCCAGCGATTTTGGATAATCGAGCTTGTTCCGCATCAGCGGTTTTGTTGGATAGACCCGCATTCCCCAGGGCCAGATCGCGGAGTGTTTCTTCTTTCTTGATCAGCGCGTCATAGGCTTTCATCTGTGCCGTATAGTCGGGTGCGGCTTTGGCTTTGGCGACCGTATCTTTGTCTGGAGATTTCTGATCCTTCACCTTGCGATCACGCGCCAGGGATAGGTCAGCCCGTTTCTGCTGCATATCCAAAAGGCGGTCGTCATATTGCCCGGTGATGTCCGATTCCTTCATGCGACGATCGACCGCTTCTTTCGCCTCTGGAGTGGTGAGTGTGGCTAAGGAGGTTTGTGATTTAAGTTTTGCCTCTTCGCGGTCCTGCGTTCTCTTCCGCTTTGCCTCTTCGCGTTTGGTGGTGATGGCTTTGTCTTCACCGGACCTTGCCGCTGCTACCGCCTTGAGCATCGCATCGTTTTCTTTCTTCTTCTCAGCTTCAGCGTCTTTATCTGGCAATGCGATCGTACTAGCCGATCTAGGTCCGGTGACTAGGGTATTGTTTGGCCCAGCATGATCATCCTTGATCGATGCCCCGGCATTGGACCCGCCTGCTTGAGGGATAAGCTGAGTGCCTTGTCGCTTTACCAAGCCCAGTGACTCCAGATATTGCACTGGGTCCACCGAGCCACTTTTGCCAAATCCACCTTTGCCGGACGAGTCGGCATCAGTCCGGATTTCGTAGTGGACCACTCCGGTCGCTTGGGTTCCACTTCCCACGACTTGTCCTGGCGCGACTCGATCGCCCACATTGACGTTGACGTTATCAAGTTCAGCAACGCGCTCAACTCTTTGCAGTTTCTCGTTAAAGATATCTAGCCATTGGAAATATCCGCCTGGGTCATTCCCAACCTGAGTAACCGTCCCGCCGATATAAGATTGGAACCGATCGTTATCACCGATATCGAGATCTTGCCCCGCGTGTTCTCGTGCGCCGCCGTCACGACTGGCACCATATTCCTGAGCGGCCAAGGTACCAGTCGGGATCACATCATGATTTCCACCGCCAGAGAAACTGCCAGATCCCCCTGATTCTTTAGGCGCAACACCCGCGTTTGATTGGAGGACTTTTAGGGCATTGTCAGCATGGCTGTCCCGATCGCCATTGTCACCAAAGCGGATGGTTTTCTGAAAGATTGCCATCGCTTCACGGGTGCTCTTTGCCCCATTCAGATCGGCCTTAAAATCGCGCCCTTTCGTAGCCTCCTTATAGTCGCGGGTCATCTCTTCGATGCCTGCTCTCAGTTGCTCGTGATACTGATTCCCTTGAGGTGTGCCGTTGGCATCCATCTTGACGATGCCCTTCGCTCGGTCGCGGACATCCCATTGCACCAGTCCGCGACCGTTCTGCGTCCCTCCGCCTTCTTTCGCGTCGGGGTCAAAATTGGACTCTTGCTGAATGGTGCCTGCTAGGGCTGCATGGGCAAATTCGTTTGTAATGCCGGATTGCTTTGAAATAGCCGCTGTCAGCCGGACGCTAGAAGCAACAGACGCATCACCCGCCGACAATTGCCCACCCGAACTGCCGCCGCCTTTCATATTTGCCATGCCTTGCATCCAGCCAAAAAGCTCTTTCGCTTTATTGACCAAGCCATCCAGCGCCCCACCGATCACATTTTTGAAGGCATCGCCGATCGCTGTGGTGATGCTAACAAGCCCTTTCCAGATGCCTTGAAATACCTCAGACTTCTGGAGTAGCCCGATAACGATATCGAAGATGGCTTTATAAGGTGCGATGATCGCGTTGATGATGCCAGAGATGACGCCCCAGACTGATTGGAAGATTGACGATCGCTGGATACCTTGCACGACCCAGTTCACCGCTTCAGAAATCCAAGTGGTGCAATCGGTCCAAGTTTGCTGGATGCCCAGAACCACGTCATCCCAGTTCTGTGTGTAGTCGATGACATTTTTGATCGTGATTCCCACCGCCGCGATCGCCAGCCCGATCACCGGGATATTAAGACCGATCGCCGCCAATGATTCTGGCAAAACCATCACCAAAGTTTGGAACCCAGCCCATGCTGACGAGACGGTTGCGATCGCCGCAGGGATACCTGCAATCAATGTAGAGATAGTGGAGATGACCGAAACCACTCCGGTGACGGTGGAGATGACGGTACCAATGATCGAAGTAGCCGCACCGAACGCGACCATGTAAACCACAGCCTGACCTAAGTTGGTGGCGAGTGACGCTGAGTCAGTGCCGGACTTGGTGAGGCTGCCCACAAATTCCGCCATGGGAGTGACGAATTGGATGATGCTCTGCACCGCCGATGTCATGCCTTGGGCGAACTGGATCACAAAAATAACGCCTTCGCTGAACCCTTGCACCATCTGTTGAATGAGTTGTGGATTCTCACGCAGGGCGTTCGTCATCGCCATCAGCCCTTGCGACAGTGATTCGATTCCACTTTGGGCAAGCTGTTGGAAGGCCGTCACCATGGATTGAAGGATTTGAGGATTCTGGGCAAGGTAATCCCTGAATTGCATCGCCGCTTGATTTAAGGAAGTGAACAGCACCCCGCCTTCATTCATGGAGGTGAGCAGTGTGGACAACGCCAGACCACCAGCCTCGAACAAGGGCGCGATCGCAGTTTGACCTTTGAGTTCGAGTTCTTCTTTGAGTGCGGCCATCTTCATCATCATTGATGCGACAGACTTAGCGCCACCCTCAAATGCCTTACCCAAATCCACGCCTGTGACCGTGTTTTGGATATCCTGAAAGCCCTCATCCAATTTCGACATTACAGGCGATAGTGCGGCCACTGCCTCAACAGAGCCGAAGATCTTGATCATCCCTTCAGACGTACCCAGACCCGCCGCCTTGATCTCCTTCAGCATCCCGACTAAGCCCTTCGACTGGAGCGCTGCGGCATTGAACTGGACACCCATCGCCTTCGCCGTTTCCGCCGCATCACTTGACGGTTTTAGGATGGCCGAGATTGCAGCGCGGATGCCTGACATCGAACTGTGGACAGGTACCCCGGCGACGGTGGATGCGGCGATGACGCTATTCAGTTCTTCCAATGGCACTCCCGCCTCTGCCGCCGTGGATGCGACCTGACCGATCATGCTGGCGTATTGCTGCATGGTGATCTTCCCGGCATTCACAGTCCCGATCATCTGCGCCGCAACCTTGTCCGCCTGATCTGCGCCGACCTTGTACGAGTTCATCACCGAGGTCATGCCATCCGCCACGACCTCCGTATCCGCAGCCTTGCCAGTGCCATCAGGGGATGAGACGGATGCTTTCTTGGCACTGGATACAATCTTGATCGCATCTTCGCCCTGGAAGCCCGAGGAGACGACGTTGTAGGACGATTGCAATAATTCGCGGGATGAGGCTAGTCCCTTCAGTTCTTTGGATGCCCCTTGGGCTAGTTTCTCCAGCTTCTCAGTATCCGCACCTAGCGATTGCAGCCCTGCTTTCGCGCCATCCATGTTATTGAATGCCTCGCGGTTGCCGAGGGATTTAAGCGCATTCCCGGCAACGTTCGCGGTCATTTGGGTGATCTGTTGCCCAATCCCTTGGAGGATGCCGCCCATGACATTTTTAAGAGATCCGCCGAATGCATCGCCAAAAGATGAGCCTGCTTTCCGACCAGCCGCATCAAAACCATCCGCAGCCGTCCGCGCCATTTTTGCCGCCGAGTCTCGGGTGCGTGATGTCCCTTCACGATCGAAGCCATCGCCAAACTCACGCCCACCATCCGCGCCACCGCGACCCAAAGCAGCAGCGATCGCCCGTCCAGTCCGCACTGCCGCCGCTTCAGTATTGAGCAGTTCACGTTGAAGCTGTTTGAGTTCAGCATCCTGAACTCGAATGGTTAAGCCGAAAGACCCTAGACCTGATTCACTCATTTTTGATTTGCTCCTTCATTTCCTCGATCAGTGATCCGGCAAAGGCTAATGCCCTCGGTGGGATTGCGTTCGTCTTCAGCAATCGCAGGAAGACTTTTGCAGTGGTTTTCGATACGCGATATTGCTTCTCCAGTGGGAAGGGGAGGAAGTTATTCATCTCCGAACCTTCCGCAAACATCAGGCCAACTCGTGCGACCGAGAAGTTTTGGAGAATGGCATCATTGCGCGTTTTCTTGGCAATGCGTTCGATCGTGTTTTGGATTAAGCGGGTAGGGCAACGCGACCAGTTTTTACGCCAGAAGATGTCGTCGGCGATTCCCGCTTGTTGGATGGCGTAATAACATTCGTCCCAGTCAATACCGTGCCCTCGGTGGATGATGGCTCGGTATTGGGCGATAAGTCCCCCAGGTCCGTTTCACCTTCAGCGATAGGCTCGGGAAGTGATACCCAACCCCGCCGTTCCCCGCCTACAAAAGTGGCAAGTTCTAGGACCGTTTGCCGTGACAACCTTTTAGTGAAACTTCGCACCCAGATAGACTGAGCGCTTAAGGCTTCTTGCAATTCATCCATTCGTTCAATCTGGACAGAGCTTAGGTTCTCCACTGGGATTGCGGATAGTTCTAATAGTTTTGATTCCATCTCGTCCAGTGTCAGCACTTTGACGCCGAATGCTTCTGCAAGATTATCCAGTTGAGCCAAAAGCCAATCGGATGAGCATCGGGATTGAATCACCAAGGTCGCCACTGATGGGACGAACGATACATCCAATTCTTTAACCTTCAGAACCGATCGCATTTCTTGGGGATACTTCATTAGCATATCGACAGAGGTACCGCCCTGCTGCGCCGATTCGATTAATGCCAGCGCTTCCTGCCCTGTGACGTTGAGATCTTTGGCAATTGCATTGGCAAACTCTAGGGCCGTTAATCCTGCCTCAAATTTGCGGCTTTCGTAGCGCTCGAACCATTCCTCTTCGCCTTGCAGTAGCCCTTCATGTCGTTCTAGTTTGAGTCCGCCAATGATCTCGAAGGTATGCTGTAGGAATGGATTAGTCATAGGGAATCTCTAAGATAATTTCGGTCAGGACGATAGGATTACGTTGCATCACCGCCTCGGGCGGAAGAGTGACGCGCACGTCGTTCAAGGTGATGATTTCTGGGCAATTGCGCTCCACGAATAAGTAACCGCATCGAACGCCATCGCTGGAGAATTGGATGTTGATTGCGACTGCCATTTCGTAGGGCGCAATTGCCAGATCTTTAGACGATAGTTTCACGGATTGGGATTCCCTGGAACATCAGCGTCGCGCTGTAGGTAATGATCTTGTCCACTTCCACCGGGTCATCCACATCCATGATTAGCGCCGGACCTTTATACCGTTGATTGTCGGCACCCTCGAAAATGGCGTAGACTTCATTCCCCGTTTCAGAGGCGGGTCGGACGATGTTTGAATAACAATCGTCGTAGCTAGAAACCCAGCCCGAAATTGGGAATGCAAACTCGATCGAAGTCGGGCGTTTCTCCATACCTAGCCCAGACTTGAGCGATCGGATATCAACCGTCGTCATCTTGCGTGGGCGACCCATCTTCTGCAAGCCCAGCAGTTCAGCAGGATTGATTGTGGTTGCCGTGGCAGCAGCCCCCAAACTCGCAAGCAATGGAATGACGGGCACCGCAGCGGCAACCGTGGTCAGAGGCGTTGCGGCTGTGACGGTCACTGATACCGCACCAAAAGTCAGGACTACGTTTTTACGAAGCGTCACCGCGACATTACTCGACAGTTGCAACGTTGCAGCCCCGATGACCGCAGCGGCAGTATTGGTGATGGTGAACGTGGTGGGAGTGCGGCTTGTGGTGAGTGCGGCGAGGAATAGATTCCCAGCGCCTAAGATCGAGCCGGATGGATGTGCGTCTGTAAAAGGCATAGTGCTACCTCAAAGTGATTGCGTGTGGGTCATGAATTTGAAAGCGGATCTGGGCGTAAGTCTTCAGCGTGGATGCGAGGTAGACTTCACCTCTGATGGCACGTTTAATCTGAGTTTGAATCCGTTGCATCGCCGTTGCGATGGTTCCAGCGTTTGCGAAATCGATCAGGATTACCTGCCAATACGAGTCAATTAGGACGTGCTGCCCATTGAGCGCTGGGATTGCAGATCGGGCTTCTGGCACCGCTTGAATGACGCACTGGAGGCCATTGACAGCCCCCGATGGGACATTCTCGCCAATCCAGATCGCAGGCTTGCCATTGCCGAACTTGCCCAAATCTGGACCGAGGATTACTTGCAGACGATCGCGTAATTCCTTAGAGTCCATTACCTGAACTCCAGTTGTTGCGATGCCCTAAGTGCCCCGGTGTCTACGATGTCCCGAAGTTCCTTCCCATCAGTCCAATTCCAGATGGGTGCGCTGATTTGCTGGGTGAACTTCTGGCCGAGAATCATGCAGGTTTCTTTGAATGCTTTATCAATGTCGCCACCGTAAGCATTTGTGAGTGCTTGCATCGTGCCGTCGAAATCGAACTCAGCGATCGCCGCTTTCGTCCAAGGTCGAGCCGGAATAATGCCGCCGTTCTTCCGCGTCGCACCCTCATGCACCACTGCGGCGTAGGGGACATTCCACGAGAAGACAGCTTCGGAAACTGCAATGTCGAGCTTGCTGTAATTGATTGCCATTAGATCACCTGCCTCATCTCGCCTTCGATTGGGTTGATTAGGTCCACGCCAGCACCAATCACATAGGGATCGGCGGCAGACGGTTTGAGGGTGAAGGTTCCCCGAATCTTGCGAGTAGTGGTTTCCTTCATCTCGATCGTCGCCACCATTCCTGGGATGATTGAATCGGGGAGTGATAATGGATTCACGAGATAGCCTTTTAGCGATCGCGCTTCACCATCACTCCCTCGCGTTTCCCGGACATCGGATGACTTCGGTTCCAGTAATGCCGTCACCACCAGAGCCTTCGCCGTTTCCACTGAGTTGCCGAGTGCATCGTCCGCAAATTTGCCAGTCCCAACTTGGAAGGTCAGGACTGCATTGGCAAACTTGTTAAATGGACTGCGCGACTTCGACATTGCTCTGGGACCGCCTTCGAGATTTGGGAGTGGCTTCAGGCTTGACGTACATCTGATGGATGTCGGGGTCGTAGGTGGATGCTTCAATCCAAAGAAACCCCTGCAAGCCATCCCAGACGATCGCAATCAGTGGGATTGGCATGGATTAACCTCGGATACGGGCGATGTGCTCACGGCGCGTTGCCTTAGTGCCCCAGAGCAAGTCAAGACTCCAGCGAGTCCGTTTGTGCTCACGTCGCACTTCAAGGCGTAATGGCATCCCAGTGAAGGGGTCAACCATCGTCTCCACAAAACCACCCAGCTCGGCGATCGTGGAGCCAGAATCCGACATCGTGCGGAATGCGCAGGCGACGGCGTTCTTGTGGAATGCGAAACTGAGGGCGTGTGCGGGAGTGAAGGTTGCGGCCAAAGCAGAAGTCCAGCCAGTAGCACCTGCGATCGGTAAGCCACCTGCACGAGTGTTCACACCCGGCTCGAAGCTGATTGCGATTTGGTTGCCCGATGCGACTGCCGATGCGGTGATGACGTAATCCTGAACATCACCTGCCACCTTGAACGTATCGCCCGGTTTCACCGAACCCGTCAGGACACCCGCACTGAGGATGGCTGATTTAGCACCGACAGCCGTAGTGCCGACTGTGGCTGTGGTCAAGGTGCTCAGTAAGGGAGCGGAGGCGGTTGGCACGATTTGATCTTTGTACCAATCGAAACCTAGCTTGCGATCGATGCGACCATCCCGAACCGTTGCGTCAGTACCCGCTTGAAGAGCCTGTTGGAACAATGGCAGACCCAGTGCATTCGCTTCAGCTTCATCGTTCATCACGATATAGCGATCGGTTTCTGGCGCTAACCAACGACCAAGCAATTTCTTGGCGTCGATCGCTTCCTTGGCGGAAGGTTGACCCACACCGGGAATAGCGAATGGGGTAGTGCCTGGGACGCCGACGCTGTTGTAGGAAGCCATGTACATCTCGGCAAAGATGGAGGCATTGACACTATTGGCAATTGCACGGGCTGCTTCAGACACTTGGTCATTCACCATGCCGCTGTCGATTTCCTCAAAGTCCTTGTCCGTCAGGTAGAACGGCACTTCTTCCCAGTAGTTGAGGTTCAGCTTGACATCCGAGATGACGATATCAGGCGTGGAATTGGAGAATGCCCCTGGGACTACAGGCTGGGTCACTTTGGCCGCAGTAACAGGAATGGTGACTTCCTGACCTTGCTTTGCAGCATCAGTGGAATAGTTCGTGTTGACTAGGCGAGGCAATACGCAATTCTCACGCAGCACGGGTAATGCTGCCGCAAGAATCTTGGGCATCAGAGTAGCTAAAGAATTTGGCATTTGACTGCACGTTGTTACGAAGGGATTACAACGGCATCTCGCCTATTATTGTTGCTTCAGCGTCTCGCTTCGGCTTGTTAGTGCCACTATAACAGCACTATGGCTATTTGAACCCGATTGTTTGGTATGGATGCATCCATGGTGTGAAGGCACTAAAAAGCCGATCCAGTGATGCGATCGGCTTTTTAGTGCGTGGTGTACCCTCAACTTTCCGACTTTGGAAGAATTGGCTCTGGGAAAAACCACTGCAATAATCGACCTGATTGCCGCGCATCTCCAGTTGGATGATGCGCAACTTCATCCTCCAACCGATCGTGGCAATAGATAAGATCGACGCCGTTGCAGGTGAGAACTGTTGCAATCTCGTGTAATGGATATGGAGCGCCCCACGTCCGACTCTCTGGCGCATCTGCCACACACGCTGCAAGAAAATCAACTTCAACCGGGAACGCACAGTCAGCCCATGCTGTAGCACCAAGTGCTTTCGCCGCCATCCAAGCATCCCAAAACTTGTGACGCAAATCTAAAGAGGACTTGCAATTCTCAGGTTCCAGATACGGGATTACGTTCTCGACAACCCAAGGGCTTATTTCGGCATCAACCGGGCAACGCAGAAACCCAGTCGATACTGTATTGCCATGATCCATTAGAACCCAGCCCACAGCGAAGCCAGGGCCGTACAGCCCATTACTTTCAACGTCAAAAACAAATCGCATATTGATAACTCCGCTGCCTGAGCGTTGAACTAGATGATCGTAATCTGACCACTGGCAATCCCTTTAGAGATTTCTGCAAGGCCAATGTTTTGACTCTGCGCCCATGCGATCTGCGCCTTCTGCGATTGCAGTGTGGCACGGGGAATCGTCAGCTTCGTATTTGCAGGGGTGGGTGGTGCGCCTGTGGGTGCTTTGCCGCTTCCGGTTGATTGGGGTGGTGGTGCGAAAAAGACACCCATCGAAGACGATCGCAATCCGTCGTAGAAAGCTGAAAGAGACATCGGCTTACCTTCAGCGTTTAGCTTAGGATTCCCTTCAGCATCCACGATCGCAATTTTGCCATCCACCGATTGAATTGACTTCTTTATCTGTGGATATAGCGCCGCGAATAATTCGCCCGAATCAATGCCTTCACCGCTGGCAGGTTTGGCATTGACGAAACCTTGGAAGGCTTGATTCTCTAATCGATAGTCCGTTAACTTCGATCGCTCTGCTAACAAATCTTTCTCATGGGCCACCTTGAGGGTTGCCATCTCCACAGCTAATCGTTCAGATTGCTTTGCGGCGGCATCGGCCTTGGCACCCAGGTTTACCACTTGAGGTTCGTATTCTGCCCGAAGATTAGTCAGCAATTTTTCGACATCACCCGACGCCTTCGCCTCAGTATTTTGGCGCTCTAATTCCGCTTTGCGCAATGCGGCTAGTTCAGTGGCGATTTCAGCCGGGATTACGGGGACAGGTGCGTCTGCTGTTTTGCCTCTCTTGAGATCGCCATTTTCCCGGCGAAGATTCTCGATCAATCGCTGCACCTTCTCCGGCAAGGCGTCAAGGGTTTCAGTCTGGACTGTCGTCTCGGCTGTTTCCGTGGGGTTCGTAACGTCGGTCATAAAATCTGTCCCGTTTGTCCACTGGTTGAATAGAATAATATTAACCTCTCCTATGGACATCCCGCACCCAATGCGCTATCAATTCACGCTCATCGATGTCGCTACCGTCTTTGATGAAGTCCTAAACCTCAGTTTCACTGAGCCATTATTTTTTAAGCCTGGGAACGCAATCGTCTTTGGCACTCAGACTGCGATCGTGGCAAGTGCGACTTATACGGATACGATGCCGTTTAAGTTGCCAGTTGCACCATTGACTTTTGGTGCGGCGATCGGCGCTGTGGGAATTAGGGAAGTCGATGATGTGGCTCGGATCTGCCGACATCTCAGTATCGCGCCGTCATATCGCGGCCAGTTAACCTCGCACCTCCAGACGTATGAAACCCAGTATCCAGGCACCTTGGCGGAAATTTCGAGGCTTCTGGCGGAATTGGATTCGATAGAAGCCTTCACCGCATCACAAGGATTAGATGAGAATCTATACCTGATTAAAGCGGGTTCTTTGGAGTGGGCACCTGGCGGGAAAGCGCAGGCTAGTGAAGGCCGACGATTGGAATTAAAGACGATGCTCTCGACATTGATCTCGGCTGATTGCTTTAGATCCACGCGAATGAATGGCTCCACTCGCGTCATTAAAGGATTTGCATAATGGGAAACGCTTTAGTCGGCTGGATACCAATCCTCAGCCATCAGGTCTGTCTGGTTTGGGGTCCATGGCATCTTGTGACCTTCAGCGCCCGATTGATATAGATAGGCTGTGTTCATGAATGAATCGCGGTCAGGCTTCACAAGCGCGACTCTAGCTCTTGCATTCCATCCGGCACGTTGCATGGCGATTCCGACTTTCAAGTTTTGCAGTGCGATCGAGAAATCAACAAAGGGACTACGCATTAGAAATTCTCAATAGGGGCTGGTTCGATCGTAGCACCCACGTAAAAAATAACATTGTGGCTATCGTGACCTTCAGTAATCTGACGACTTTAATCGACCGAACCGATCGCACGATTCGTAAGCGCGAAGATGTGGCGGTGGCAATTCTCCATCGCGCCATAACGAAATCGTTCGACAATTTGGAGCTTGAATTGAGACGGCTGTATCCAGATGCCCTGGGTGATTCGACCTTGATCTATCGATCGCAGAATGCCGCGTCACTCCTCCGACAATTGAATGCCGCGATGGTGGTGTTGGACCCAGATCAAGCGAAGGATGCCACGAAGACCTTAGATAAGCTATTCAGTGATGCGCAGGTATTGGGGGTGGATGTCTCGGCAAAGTCGGTGGAGATGGTCGATCCGGTGGGTGTCACCTTCAGTCCGCGCATCCCGATTGAAGTGGCGGCAGTGGCGGCAGAGCAGGCGGTGAATAGGCTAGAGCGCCATGGGAAAGATTTCGCATTGAAGGCAAGCTCGGCCATCACGGAAGGAATCCTCCAACGGTGGAGCATTGGGCAGACGGTGAAAGCGTTGCGGGTCAGTACCGATATTGGCAAAAGTCAGGCTGAGATGATCGTCCGCACTGAAACGCTATCCGCCTATAACGCTGGGGTGGAAATCTTCTGCGACGAAAACAAGATTGAGTATGTGATGCGCTACGTCACCGCCGACGATCGCACCTGCCTCGTCTGTGTTGGGCGATCGGGTGAGATTACCAAGCTGGGCAATGAACGCGCCACCCTTCATCCCCGATGCCGATGCTATTTTTCACCTTTCCAGAAGGCATGGGTGAAAGCGGGTGTCTTCGATTTGAAAGCTGTGGTGGCCCAAACCCAAGCCGTGAGAGATGCCCACGAAACACCAGAGAAGTTAAACCCGTCCAGACTGGCACCGTTCGAGAAGGGTTTGGAGAAGCGATTACCTGTGCTCTGGCGTCCGGGGATGGAGATGCCCTTCCAGTCGAATGCGAAGCAGGCCAGCCCTGATGGATCGACGCCTGAGCCTGTCTCCCATGGGGGTCCAAGCAAGTCCGATCCTCAGTCTAGTTACAAGCGTTTAATTGAGAAGGGAGAGCAGATTGCGCATCCCATGGCGAAGCGTTTAGTGGACATTGACCTGGAGCTAGACAATGCAAAGGCAGCATTCAATATGGCCGACATCAAGCTTGATAGGGCGGCTATTAAGTTCGGGGATGACGTGGGCGCACTATTCAAATCGGATGCCGGGATTGCTTACGATTTGGCGTCCGATCGCCTCTTCCGTGTTCAAGGAATCCGCAACACCGAACTGCTTGAATCAATGTCTGGAATTAGGAGTGACTTGATATCCGCGAATGCCGCAGATCCTGATGCCTCTAAAGTCAAGATTAACAAGGGTGCCACCAAAGATCTATCGGAGGCTGATATTCGAGCATCGATTGAAACCTTCTCTCGGATGACTGGAGGGCGCGGGTCGAGACTTCTGGCAAAAGTTGTCATGGATGACGATCGGGCTTGGGCTGACGACGAAACGGGAGAGCTAAATATTGGATCTCATGGAGGCGCTGCCGAAAAAGCAGTCAAGACTCTTTTTCATGAAATGGGTCACTTCCTTGAATTTGAGGATCCAAAAATCGCTAATGCGGCGAACGAATGGATCAGAAGTCGAGCGACAGGTAAACTGACGAGCTTGCGTGAGGCGATGCCGCAATTCGATTACGGCGAGGATGAGATGCATTACCCAGACCACTTCATCGATCCCTATGTGGGCAAGGTTTACAGCGACAGGACCACCGAAGTAATATCGATGGGTATGGAATATCTGGCAAGCCCGGTGAAAATGGTCGAGCTTTTCAACGCAGATCCAGGGCACTTCCACCTGATACTAGGAGTTTTGAAAAATGATTAGATGGCTTGTGGTGAAAATCGGGGCGGAAATATCGTTAGATGTTGATGACTGCGAAACCTATGCGGTTCTTCAGTTTAAGTCGGTCGTTGACGGTCGCCCCGATTTGGCCGAGAGACTGAAATCACAGGTCATTGGTAAGCGTTGCTTTCGGATTGGGTCAGTTGATGAATCCTTTCTGGTAAATGCCTTTGATCTGGCCTCCGTTATGCGATCGCTCGAATCATTCGCACCGAAGATGCTCGAAGGTGCGGATGTTTATGCGAGACACAAGCATCGGCCCCTTAATCCAAGGCTGAAATATTGAACTGAGAGCGCACCGATAGCCTCGGAGTTTCGATCGCTGCAATCTCTGAGCCTGTTGCCTAAAACTTCAGCTTCTCAATAAAAGAAGGGCCGATCGCATTTCTACGATCG